AATGTTCTCCAGATCTCAGTTACAGGAACTGTACCATCTGCATTCATTCCACCTTTAATCATCAAGTCAGCACGGCTAGAGATAGAATAGTGAACGTGTGCTTCTGCTCCTCCTACGTAGTTGTAGAATTCACGGAACCCAGCGTTAGTAATGATGTCAGAGAATCTTTCACCATATTCACCTCTTGCAGAACCTTTACGGAAGATCTTAGTACCACTAGCAAGATACTTGTTGTCAAGATACTTGTAGTTGTCATTGTTTACCAACTGTACGGTATAGATGAATCCGTCTCCAATAGGAAGGATATCATCCTGTGTGATGTACATCTCAACTCCGTTGTACTTGTCATAGGTAAGGATATCACCATGTCCAAATTCACGTCTGTTAAGTTTAATTTTGAATGTAGTACCATCTACACCTTTGAAGTCATTGAGTGGCTCAATATCTTCAACGATATAAGGTAGGTCAATTGACACAGGTGTCTGCCAACGGTATTCACCGCGTGCATTGTCTACCATGATTACATTCTTACCTCCAAATGAAGACATTTGATAAAGAGGCATTTCAACTTTTTGAGCCATTGCCCAAAGGTCTACCGGACCCAAATCCATAGGATCTGCATCTTTCAACATGTTTGTAAGGTGGTATGAATCTACGTGGGACGATGCATTGTATGCAGTATCACGCAGGAATATACCATTGTTTAAAACTGGAGTTGCCATTTTGTATTTGTTTGTTAATTGTTACTAGTTAAAAGCGTCTGAATATGTTGTTATTTCTTGATATTGTTTTTTGACTTTTGTTACCGCTTCTTGGTCTTTCTTCTTCTTCGTGTTGCACAGAAGAACTGATCTTTCTTTGTTGTTCAGTCTTAAGTGCTCTTACTGTTTTTTCAGTAGCAGCTTTACCACCTTGCTCTTGAATTCTAGCTTTGTAGCTTCCTGGATCTGCTAGTAACCAAAGTGCTTCTGCAATCAGGTCATGTCTAGGTTCTACAAACTGGTACTTCTCAAGTAAGTGACCAAGCAAGTTAGTAGGCTTACCAGAAATTGATGGATAGTTTGGTTGAACTAATCCTGAGTAAAGCATGCTTTGCAATTTCTTGTCAAGCTTCACTCCACCAATCTCACCTCTAGAGAGTGTGTTATACACATTATCTGTGTAAGCTCTTGCTGCTTTTTCTTGTTGTTCTTTCTTTGCTTCCTGTTCAGCTTGTTGTCTTGCAATGATTTCATCTTGCATTCTATCTAACTTTGGTTTGAACTGATTAGCTTTTTGCTCAAGTCTATCAAGATCTCTCCACTCTTCAATCTCAGCTTCAATCTCTTCAGGTGAGCCAAATTGTGTAGCGTGTAAGTACTGACGTGCAATCTCTGCTTGATCATACTCATCAGCTGGATCCAATGTTCTCATCTCTTCTACTTGAGCAAGAGTTCTGAACAGACCTTTAAGATCTTGACCTCCATCAGCTACATACTTTGCAGCATATTGAAGTTCTTCTGGAAGTGCATTAAAGAATTCTCTAGGAGTGTTTTCTCTAATAGCATTCTCACGTTCTTGGAAGTTTGCTTCAAAAAGTTCTCTGAAGTCTTTTGTTGTGTAATCCTCTAGCGGTTTATCATCATCAAAAGGCACAAGAGTTCCTTCTTCAATCATTTTAGATGCTAGTTCAGCAAGACCTGATTTATCAATCTTTGGTCTTCCTTTATTCCCGGCATCTTCTTCCTGTGAAATAAGTCCATCAAGTTCAGCAATAGTTTCTTCTACTACTTGTTTCTCTTCTACTGTAGTCTTAGTACTAGTAGGGTTGTCAAGGAACGTTGTATCTACATTCTCCTTTGAGAAAATAGATTTGGGTTTTTCTTCTTCTTCTTCAGGAAGCATGATGTTTTCAGCACCAGGCATTCCAAAGATTTCATCAATGTTTACATCTACTTGTGATACTGATGTATTGTCAAGTAATTGTGCGTCATCATTAGGTTCTGACATGTTGTTGGTTTTTGTTGGTTATTAATTTAATATAAGCAAAATTGTAAAAATAAACTTATGAAATTTAAAACGGAAAATTGAATTTTTGCATTATATAGCTAAACACTAATCTTATTTTCCTTTGTCATACTTATTTTTATTCTCTCTTGCAATTTGCAGTTGTTTGTCAGCTAGCTCTCTCTGTACCTGAAGTTTCTCTCTTTCTATTTGATTCTTCTCTGAAGCAAGCATGTTTCTGTTTGTATCACGCTCTCTTTCCAAAGAAGTTTGATGCTGGTACTGTTCAGTAGCACGGATCTCTTTCATTGTATCCTGGTAGTCTGACATTTGGTTTTGGTTCACATCTGTCATAGCACCCATACCTGCTGCTCTAATTTCAGCCACAAGAATATCACGTTGTCTATTCTTCTCAGCTTCCATTGCTTCATGATCAAGTTTAAGCTTCTCTTGTTCAGCCTGTGCTTTAAGTTGTTGCTCTTGCATTTGCTGTTGAGACTGCTGCTCTTGTTGTTTAATCTGATTTGTTTTATCTTCAGATGCTTTAAGCACTGAGTTAAGCTCAGCAATTGAGTCTGACTGAATTACTCTACCTAAGTCATATATACTAGCTCCTGTAGTATTATTGTTTAGAGACATTGACTTAAGTTGTTCTAGAATAGCCCGGTGATTTGCTGTTGTACTAGCAAAAATGTTTAGATCTCTCATCAATAAGTCAGTACCATTGATCTCAAAGTTTACTCTTTCATCCGCAGTAGTCATGTATTGCAATCTTGCAGAAGGTTTTGTTGAGTGGTAGTATTGAGCTAAGTCTGTACGCATTTGGTGTACTCTTGGCATCAAGTAATCACAGTGCTGAATGAAGTAAGTTTCTGTCTGTGCATATGAGGCAGCCACAGCCTGCTCTACTCCTGTCGCAGTTTCCTGTGCAATTTGTTGCCCCATACGCTGAGGATTCACACCAATTACTTCATATGCTTGCTGCTTGAAATAGTTGGCAAGCTGAATCCTTGACATTAGTCTGTTTGTTTGCTCTAGATCTAGCTTTTGGAAATGCTGAAAGTTAAGTGCATTCTCTGTATTTGTGATAGATGTATCTAGCGGTAGCATCTGGAAATTCTTCATTGCTACATATGCTTTTGCTAGATTGTTCTTACCCCAGTCTTCTCCAGCTGAGTGTCTAGGTAATGCATTCTGATCTAATAAGATTACAGTACCTAGTTCATCTACTAAGATATCCGCTATCTGATTGTTTACAATGTTATATCCAATCTGGTATGGCTTCATCAAATCAAGTAGTGCAGTAGACTTTGTATTCCTATCTGAGAACACAGCACCCTCTACAGGAAGCTTACATCCATAGATTGAATTATCTCCTTTGAACTGGAATTTAATTGGACCAATATGATTTCTATCAGCACCAAGATAAATAGATGAGAAACCACCCGGGTTATTCATACCCCAGAATGAAGGAATGTTTGGTCCAATCTTAATACCTCCCCATACTTCATTAATCCAGATCCAGTCAATATGTTCTCCAAATACTAGATTATCTTTTGTTTTGTTCTTAAAGAGTCTAGTATCATAGATAGGGTTATCTGTTACTTTGTAGTCTTCTGTAATAACCTCAGTGATAACTTCACCATTATCCATTACTTTGGTAAGGTGACCTACTCTACGCTGTGACTTCCAATAACCAGTTGTTACTCTCAATAGATAAGCAGTACCAGCTACATTGAAGTCTTCACCTTCAGATAGGATCTGCGTGATTACATCCCCAGCATCTGTGATATTACCAGCAACCATTGATGTATACTGTCTGTATGCAAGTGACGGCATGTTGGTATTCCACTCATGTGTCTTAGTAGCATCATAGAAAGAACCATCATTTTGCTGTCCACCAATGTTGTATCCTGCGGATCTAATTGGGTAGATTGCTTCAAGAGCCTGCATCTGGTCTTCTGTCATCATGTAACCGTACTTGTCAATTACATCAGCTACAGTAAACATATCTGTCTTACCAACCCAGTTAGCTTGAGAAATATATCTTGCATCTGGTGACTTATGGTAAAAGCAAAGAACCGGGTTCCATAACTCTACTTCATAATCATCTTCCATCATACGCATGTGCCAGAACTCACGGTCAGTAATTAAGCTATCACGGAATCCTCTTTCTTCAAGCTCATCCATGCGGAATCTTTCCACGTCAACCTTATGCTGGTGAGATGCCCACTGTTCTATTAAAGATCTATAGTCTTTCTTAAAGAACATCTCAATCTCAGGAAGTGACTTTATATTTTCAGGTGTTAACTGCTGCTGAGCTTCTTCAGAATTTGGATCAAGTCCTTGTTTAACCAAAGCACCTTGAATCTTCATCTGTGCTTCTGCCATAAGAACCTCTTCTACAGCTGCACGCTTTTGTTCCATCATTTCATTGTAAGAGAACTCATCTACCGCACGGTAAGTAAGTTTGGTTGATCTCTTAGCAAATTCAGCTACTAGAACATTGATAACGTTAGGAATAATTGGATAGAACTTTAATTCTAATGCAGAGTAATCTTCTTTTGTAAGTGTTTCTACAATATCTCTGTACTCATTGTCCTCTTCAATAATGTAGTCTGACTTGTCTATGATACCTTTAGCAAGTTTATAGTTCTTCATAAACCTGCGGGCATTTCTACGGATTTGTTTTAACCCGTTCCATTCTAACCAGTCTAGGTTCCAGGCTGCCCACTCCTGGTCTTTGTCTTTCTTGGGGATAAATTGTAAAGGTTGGGTAATACTACCCATTCTATTATGTTGCGCTTTAGCTCCTTTCTTGAGCTGCATTGCATTATATATTTCCATACCCTTTATTTAAAGTTTTTAAATGGTGATCTCTTAATTGTTTGGCCCCCACTTCGCATACCTTTCCCCATGTGCCGGAAAGGGCTATGAGGTAATTTAAACAAATTATCTGACTTTTGCAAGTTTTTGGCAGCCTCATCCATGACTACACGCTTCTGGTAACCCCTATTTGATTGCTGAATTTTCATGAATGCAACCAGTGCGGAGAATGAAACCAGTCTATCCACGTTGAGTCCCTCTGTGTAGGCTTTCATTTCTTTGAGTAACATAGGATCAGGAATACGTTCAATACCATATGTGGTCTTGACTATAGTTCCATCTTCCCTAGTAACTGTATCTAATTCTTCTCTAGTATATTCTATGACATAACTTAGAAGGTGAGACTTAAATAATATCCCGGTATTCTTCCAACCATACTCCTGAAATACATTTGCATTAGCACCTAGATCTTTGAGGAACATGATCTGTGTTCTAGGTACTAGATACTTTTGCTTCTTTCTTGATATCATGTACTGGATAAACAAGGAAATGTTGTTCTCTATTACCGTCCAGGCGTTGTACCACTCTATGATCATCTCCAGTCTCTCATGAGTCTTCTTGATATCATCAAATCTACCACACCATGCAGCTACTATCTTGTCTTGTTCTATGTAATTCTCTGTCTCAACACCGGTGACTTTGGTTACTTCTACTGGTGCTTTCATCACATATATAGAACACAAGGAATCTGAGGTAGTTGTTTTTCCCTCAGACACGGGGTCAATTGAGGCATAGTACATCCCAAAGCTTGGATCCTTCACCGGCCTTTCCCATACTACAAGCGTCCCTGTTTTATCTTCTGTCTTCTTAGATATAGGAAATTCAGATATAGGAAGTTTATTTGTTTCTCTCACCTTTGGTATACCTTGCTCATCTCTGTAGATATCTAAGAACTCATATGAGTATTCTTTGTCTTCTATTCTTCTGAGCTGGGCTCCAACTAAATGCTGCGGGAATATAGATACCTTTCTATGTGCAAACGCTTCTTCAATGTTTCTTGGATGCTGTGATACTTCAAGCTGATATGCTTCCGGAGTCATTTTCTTTTTGCACTCTTCAAAGTAATCATCTAGAGCCTGAAGCGCTTCTTCTACCAGGGAGTTTCCATATGCATCTATATATGGCGGCATAGACCACTGTTCAGGAATAAACAAACCTGATATACCTACAGTACCTTTCTTATCTATAAGATCTGTATCTACTGCATAGATATCTTGACCTTCTGGATTAAGTATCATTTCCTTCAGTGGCTCACATTGATCTAAGTCTCCCACAGATCCTGCAGCAATAAACATACCCGTGGTCATCATACCTGACTTAAGTGCTGGTTTGATATATCCAAAGGTTGTATCCATCTTAGGTGCAATTCCCGCTTCCTCATGGAAGAAGTATTTAACCGGACCCCCTACACCATTTGTTGGATCTTTCTCAAATGACATACCTTGAATAGTACCTTTGAGACCAACCTCAGTCTTGCGGTCCCCTTTTCTTACCTCAATCTTCTGCTGCCACATCATGACCTTGTCTGGTGACATAGGTCTATACCATGCGGTATGTTCATTTAAGAAGGCTGCATATTCAGATAAGAACTTCCATGTACCTTTCTCATTGATGTAATCTTTAAGTGATGCACCCATCTTAAGTGTAACCCCTGCCTCAAACCACTGCTGATTTATCAGTTTACCGGCATGATAATATGAAGAGGCTATCTGACGTTTCTTAAGGATAGCTGAATGCTTGTAGTGTAACTCAGCTAATAGCTCATAAAGAGCCATGTGATACTGAGCATCCCGTATATCTGCAAATCCAAATGCTTGAATCTCTTTGTTAAAGATAGGCAGGAAGTTAAGCCACATGTAATACTCTCTAGCTAGGAACCAGATCTCTTTACCGGACTTTACAATAACACCTTTTCTACATCTTTCCTTTTGATCATCCCAGTACTTAATAAAGTCTTTGGATTTATAAGGGGCTGTACAGTATACTTTGTTTTGATTGAATAATCTAGACTGCTCATTAAATATCAATGAGCTATCTTCATTAAAGTTGTACTGACCAGGTTCTTTGAATATACTAACTATAAAAAGCTTGAAGTCATCTCTTGAAGCAAAGTCAGTAGTAGTCCAGGTACCATTATCCCAGGTAGGTATGTCGTTCCAAAAATCCATTATGAGTCATATGCTAGTCCTTGTCCCCCTCTTACTTTGCTTTGCTGCTCATCCTGTAGGTCCTTGTAGGCACCCTTAAATGATTGTCTGATTGAGTCAAAGTCTTTTGCCATAGCTCTGATTTGACCTATGTTACCATCCTTACCATCAGTAATCTGAGTAGTAGCTAAGTATCTTGCTATTCTATCTAGTGCTTTCTGCATACCATCATACGCGCGGGATGTTGGTGTCTCATATAATCTAGAGCAGAATTGCAGCGCAGTATAGATATCTTTGTCTTCTGGGGAAAACTCTGCCTCTATCTGATCTAAGATTAGATCCTCCTTATCCATTGCTGGAGTATGAAAGAATATGTTCAAATCAGGATTAGGACATGTCATGTAGAACAAGTACTGGTAGATCTTAAGATAATCCTCTGGATAGTTATCCATGATATCTTTAAGCGCTTTCATTGTAAAACAATGCTCAGTAGGTACCACTACCCCGTTCTGCACGTCAAATAATCTTACTATCATTTCTTTTTAATTTAAAAAGGTAAGTCCCCTTTTTGTATTTTTTTTGGTAGGCCTAATAAGTTTCTTAGACCGTCCCAAAAGCCAGATGCAAAATATGCACTGCGAATTATATGGGAGTCTTTACACACTATATATCCATTATACTGAGTACTGTTCTTTTTAAAATAACAAAATACGTTACCCTTGTATTTGAATATCTTAACAGCTTTAATTTCTTCATAGTTAAACCAAGCAGGGTTACCTAAGTAATTGGTTTCAATCTTATAAAATCTCATAGTTATTTCTTTTTAATTTGGTCTCTGTTATCATATAGCCAGTTGATGATTGAGATAACTTCATCTGCAAGATATGGTACTTCCATTTGTATAACTTCTTTGACTACGGGATCTCCATTTGATGAATACCTAGTAATAGGATATCCATACTCATCTGTTCCCTCTACTTCAAAGATAACGTGATGGATGTATATCTTACCTGGTCTAAGCTTACGGTTATGCTTTAGTATAATATACATATAAATACTAAGCTGTAGTGCATAGTGGTTGAAGTTACAGTCATCCAAATGACTTACCGGGTGCTGCATCTTATCAGATATTCCTTCCCAGTTCTTGAATGATTCTGTCTTAATCTCTTTATTAGTCTTGTAGTCAATAATGTTTACTTTACTATTGACTACCTCTACTAAGTCAGACTGCCCACATATACCCGCGGACTTAAGATAGACCATATGCTCAGGGTAAATCCCGTCTGTAAGTTTTTGTTCAGGTGCCTTTTTAAGAGCTCCTTCTTCAATTGGTTTGTAGATTGGGATTGGAATACCTTCTAATTCTATAGAAGATAGAGAGCATAGATCTGCTTCTCTTTGGTTATGGTAGAATGTTCCTAGTGTAGTAGCCCGATCCGCTTCCGCCTTCCATAGCTCTAGAATCTTTTCCGGTGGAATACCAAACCATTTAGATCTACTTTTCTTGGTTACACTAGCTGCTACCTTCTCAGCATCAAACGGCTTCTTAAAGTTAGATAGCAGGGATGTAACACTTACCCAGTCTATACCTTCTGCATCAATGCTTTTGTAGCTATGATCAGCAGCATTAAATACTATACTCATAGTGCGTCTAGTTTATCCTCATCTTCTTCTGATATCAGGGAGAACCATCTGCCATCTGGGCACTCAGTTGATAAGGCTCTTGTTTTAAACTTCAAAGAACAGCCACACGGGGAACAACATGGTTGTGTCCCCGGTACTGCACATTCTTTTCCTTTAAGATCAATATGTTCACAAGAAGTGCAAATCTCATTTCTGTGTTCTGCAATGGATTCAACAAACTCATCACGGATCATTGAGTTCTTAACACCCTCCATGATCTCTTTTCTATTCTTCCAAATTGTTGTTATTCTGTTTGCCATCTCTAAACTTTTTTTTGGTTTCTAGGAATTCATTGATCTTTATGATTGCTGCACTCAGCTTCAAAAGCTTTTGTTCAGCGTTTTTTTTGTTATGATAATTGATGAATGTCTGAGTGTCATACTTGTTATTAAGGTTCTTGTACTTCTTAATCAAAGATTCTACACTTCTTTTCCTCATTACAAAATCACCTAAACCTGGTAAGTTTACTTTGATATGTTCTAAACTTGAGAGGTTCTTTCTGACTTCTTTGTAATAGAAAGTAACAATATCATCTACTGTTGACACTGGAAGATCATACTCCTCGGCTACTACTTTAATTACTACTTCCGGTTTCTTTGGTATCATTTCCTAAAAATTTATAGTCAAGTAATACGGTACCGGATGTCTGTATCTGTAGTGAGGGATTTAACATTATGACCTTCTTGTTATTTGGATCTTTAACAACTAAGTTATTTTTCTCAGCCTTATTGATACAGTTTCTTACAGTCTGTGGTGTCTTGAATATCCAATCTTCTTCAGTAGATGCATCATAACAAAAATGTGTAAGTTCTATGGGTTGATTAAAACTCAACAGGGTCAAACAATTAAGATCAGACTCGCTCACTGTTATACGGTTAATATAACAGTGAGTCAAGATCTGAAACTTAACAACGTCCCATTTGGCCATTCTTACACGCTTCTGTACTTGATTTACTAAAGCCATGATTAATTCTTCTTAAGTCTTCTACCTTCTTCTTTGATTTCTTCTCTCAGTGTTTCTGGAGATTCTGCCTGTGCCTCTTCTTGTTGAGCAGCCATCATAGCATACTGCATTTGAATATTGGTTCTTTTCCAACGTGCTTCATCAATCTCTAGCAATGTTTTTTCATACTCAGCTTGAGCCTTAAGATAAGGCATTGACTCTGTGTAAAATTGCAACATCTGATCTCTTTTTTCCTGCAATTCTTCTGGAGTTAACTCCATCTCTTTTACTTGTTCTTCCATAACTTCTATATTTTAAGTTTACACAAATATAGAACAAAAGTTTAAACCTTACACATTTAAAACAAAAAACCCAGATAGTGTAACTACCTGGGTATACTTAATGTTCTAAACT